CACTTTGATCTAGCTCCTACTGCTGACGTAGCTGCTGGTGAAACTGCAATCTCTGTTGAGACTGCTGGCGACACTGACATTACACTTAATCAATATGCAGGTGGTTACTTGTATATTAATGATGGTGCAGGTGAAGGTCAGATGCTCCGTATTCGTTCTAACCCAGCACATGATCACTCCTCAGACCCGTCTATTGTCATTACTACTTATGATGATTTAGCAACAGCTCTTACAGCTTCTTCTAGCACACGAATTACTCTTATTGCTGATCCTCTCAGTGCTTTGATTGTTCAAGCTGCTACAACTACAGGCGCAACTATGGGTGTCACTGTTGTTGATATGGCTGCTTCCCACTTTGGTTGGATGGCTGTATCAGGTCCACAAACTGTACTTACTTCGGGTACACTTGTAGTAGGCAACCACGCTGTACCTCTGGGTGCTGCAGGTGCTGTAGGTCCAGCGGCTGGTGACGTTATTCAAGTAGTTGGTACAGTTATGATTGTTAACGTAACTACTGACTACTCGTTGATTAACCTCTACGGTATTGTCTAAAGCTCAAATATAAAGAAGGGGGAGTTACTAATGTCTACACCAACTAAAATATCTGTAACACCCCCTTTGGGCAAACGTAACTATCGTAAAGAATACGATAACTACCACGCCAAACCAGAGCAAAAGAAAAAGAGAGCCTCACGCAACGCTGCACGTAATGGCAGTAGCGCAAAACCGGGGCAAGACGTTCATCACAAGAATGGCAATCCTTTAGATAACAGGAAGGGCAACTTAGATGTTGTATCCCCTAGCTCTAATAGATCGTTTCCTCGTGATCGTAACGCAGGAAAACGTAGGAGTTAAAACACAATGGTTGACCAAGCCGCATTGGTAGGAGAACACTTAGGATGGACTGTAGAAACTGCAGTTACTTTAGGTAACACTGCTACTACACACGTAGTTTGCACTGACGCTAAGATGGTGCTTATTGAGACAAGTCACGCTTTAGATATAGGTTTTGCTGCAGCAGAGGCTGACATTACAGATAACGACATTATGTTACCTGCTGGTGTACATACTCTTGTAGTACCTAAAGCAATAGGCAATGCCACTATTCTAAACTATAGACGGGGTAGTGGTTCAAGTACACTAGTACGTGTAGTCTTATCATAATTCTAACTTCCTTGCCGTGTACTTTGTGCATGGCGGGGTTGCATTAATAACTGTATAAATTTTAACTTGAACATGGTATAACTGCCTTATGACTTAGGTATCAACTAGCATAAGGAGAATCATACCATGTTCAAGAATATTATTAAAGCAATTCAACGGGCGCAAATGCGTAGAGTACAGTACTGGCAACTTGTAAATATGTCAGACTCAGGACTACGGGATGTAGGAATAACACGTGGTGAAATCAAAAAAGTCTTCGACAAGCACGGTTAATGCAGCGGGTAATTATACTAAGCCTACTATGCGTAAATCTCTTGTTGCCTCCGTTAAAGCTGGCAGTTCAGGAGGAAAACCCGGGCAGTGGTCGGCCCGTAAAGCACAAATGGTTGCTAAAAAATACAAAGCTAAAGGCGGGGGATACAAGGCATGAAGGGCGTAAAGCATTATAAGAAGGATGGTACTGAACATAAAGGTGGTACTCATAAGATGCCTGATGGTTCTTTGCATACTGGTAAAGCACACAGTAAAACAAGTGTAAAGTTATTTCACTATAAAGACCTAAGTAAAGCAGCAAAGGCTAAAGCAGATGGCATTGACAAAAAGTCAAAAAAGTCTTAAGTCTTGGACTAAGCAGAAGTGGACTACTAAGAGTGGTAAGCCCTCAACACAAGGGCCAAAGGCCACAGGTGAAAGGTATCTACCTAAGAAGGCTATTAAGTCTCTTAGTGATTCTGAGTATGCCTCTACAACTAGAGCCAAACGAAAAGGCACTACTGCGGGTAAGCAGTTTGTGGCTCAACCTAAGAAAGTTGCAGCCAAAGTAAAGCCGTATAGGAAAAAAACATGATTAGATACATAAAACGTATATTGTGCGCCTTGCTTAATCGTGAGTGTTTATGTAAGAAGTGTGATTGCGCATGAGAAAACTTACAGAAAAACAACAGATATTTCTTGATGTACTGTTTGAGCAAGCACAAGGTGATCCTGTGAGAGCTAAACGTCTTGCAGGTTATGCTGATACTATGTCCTCTACAACTATTACTGCTGCACTACAGGATGAGATTGTTGAACTTACTAAGAAGTTTATTGCCACTGCTGGTAGTAAAGCTGCATACTCTATGATGCAGGTTATGACTAACCCTACTGATCTGGGCAATAAAGAAAAGATGGCAGCAGCTAAAGACTTTCTTGATCGTGCTGGGTTTGTAAAGACAGACAAAGTAGAAATTAAAGCAGATAACCCAGTGTTTATTCTACCCCCTAAAAACAATGAAAGTTAATAAAACTTGGAAGCTACCTAAACCAGAGCTAGTTAATAGTGAGTATGAATGGCTTTCTGTCGTTAGAGTAGGCAGAGTAGTTCCATTTGGCTATAGACAAGACCCTGAAGATGATGATATACTTCTACCAATCCCAGAAGAACTAGAAACATTAGAAGAAGCAAAGCATTTTCTAAAACAATATAGTTACAGGGATGTAGCAAACTGGTTAAGTGAAAAGTCAGGTAGGTACATCTCTCATGTGGGTCTTATGAAAAGAGTTAAACTTGAACGACACCGTAAAGCAGAAGCTTCAACGCAACGCTATTACGCTGAACGCTACAAAGAAGCGGCGGCAAAAGCGGAAACCCTTGAAAGAAACCGTATCGGAGCCAGAAATCAAGACGGTTCCAGCGACAGTGAAACCAGAGCCGATTGATGTTGGTAAAGCTCAAGACATAATCTTTCAATCAAATCCGGGACCACAGACAGACTTTTTGTCTGCATCAGAACAGGAGGTACTATATGGAGGAGCGGCTGGCGGTGGTAAGTCTTTTGCTATGTTGGCCGATCCTGTTAGGTATTTTAATAACCCACTATCTTCTAAGCTTCTTGTTCGCAGAAGCACAGAAGAACTCAGAGAACTTATCTCGGTGTCCAAACAACTCTACCCCAGAGCAATCCCCGGAATCAAATTCATGGAACGGGACAAGACGTGGGTAGCTCCTAGTGGTGCTACTCTATGGTTATCATATTTAGATAGGGACGATGATGTTCAAAGATACCAAGGACAAGCTTTTAACTGGATTGGTTTTGATGAACTTACACAATGGCCTAGCCCTTACCCTTGGAATTATATGAGATCACGTCTTCGGACAACTAAGAACAGTGGCTTAGATTTATACCAAAGAGCCACAACTAACCCCGGAGGAGCTGGACATCAATGGGTAAAGAAGACCTTTGTAGACCCAGCACCAAACAATACAAGCTTTGATGCTACTGATCCTGAGACAGGCGAACGTATCTCTTGGCCTAAAGGACACACTAAAGAAGGTCAACCATTGTTTAAGCGTAGGTTTATACCTGCTACTTTGTTTGACAACCCCTACCTAGCAGATGACGGTCTCTATGAGGCTAACCTTCTGTCACTACCAGAACACCAACGCAAGCAACTACTTGAGGGTAACTGGGATATTAATGAAGGTGCAGCTTTCCCTGAGTGGAACAGAAGCATACACGTAATTGAACCCTTTGATATACCAAGAAGCTGGGCAAGGTTTAGAGCATGTGACTACGGGTACGGTTCTCATACAGGAGTACTCTGGATGGCAGTAGCACCTGATGAGCAACTGATTGTCTACAGAGAAATGTACTGCTCAAAGGTCATAGCTACTGACTTAGCTGATATGATACTGGAAGCTGAGGGTGAGGAGAAGATACGTTATGGAGTTCTTGACTCTTCTTTGTGGCATAATCGTGGTGATACTGGCCCATCTCTTGCTGAACAGATGATCATGAAGGGTTGCCGTTGGAGACCTGCTGACAGATCTAAAGGCTCTAGGGTGTCAGGAAAGAACGAGATACACAGAAGATTGCAGGTAGATGACTTTACAGAGGAGCCAAGGATAGTATTTTTTAATACTTGTTCTAATAGTATCTCCCAGATACCAGCAATACCACTAGACAAGAACAACCCAGAAGACGTAGACACACACTCAGAAGATCACCTATACGATGCTTTGCGGTACGGAGTAATGACAAGACCAAGAAGCAGTTTATTTGACTTTGACCCAGCCTCACAAAACAGTGGCTTTCAAGCTAGCGATCCGACTTTCGGTTATTAAGGAAATAATATGGACGAAGAAGATATTTTTGAAGATAGCATGTTGATGGACTCTGAAGATGCTTCTTCTTTAGAAGATATTAAAGAAGATAGCTATAGTGACCCTCTTGCGGGAACTGTGGTTGGTCTAGTTAAGACACACTACAAGAAAGCTTCTGATGCACGTGAGACGGAAGAGACCCGTTGGATACAAGCATACAGAAATTACCGTGGTCTATATGGACCCGATGTTCAGTTTACTTCTACTGAGAAGTCTCAAGTCTTTGTCAAAGTAACTAAAACAAAAGTCTTGGCTGCATACGGTCAGATCATTGACGTACTCTTTGGAAATAGCAAGTTCCCAATTACCGTAGATCCTACAGTACTTCCTGAAGGTGTAGAAGAAGCTGTACACTTTGAATCTAATGAAGACATAAAGAAAGCTAATGCGCCTAGCGCAGAAGACAGAAAGCTTCTTCCCGGCGAGACTATGACTGATCTTAAAGAGCGTCTTGCAGGACTGACTGATAAGTTATCTCCTGTAGTTGACTTGCTTAAAGAGGGTGAAGGTTCTACTGCTACTCAAGTTACTTTCCATCCTGCAATGGTTGCAGCTAAGAAGATGGAGAAGAAAATTCATGACCAACTAGAAGAGTCTAATGCTAACAAACAGTTACGTGTAGCTGCCTTTGAATGTGCACTCTTTGGTACAGGCGTTATGAAAGGTCCGTTTGCTACGGATAAAGAATACCCTAAGTGGAATGAAGACGGAGAGTATACCCCAACAATTAAAACTGTACCACAAACTTCCAGTGTATCTATTTGGAACTTCTATCCTGACCCAGATGCAGCTAATATGGATGAAGCTGAGTATGTTATAGAGCGTCACAAGATGTCTCGTAGTCAGATGCGTAACCTAAAGAAACGTCCTTTCTTCAGAGACAATGCTATTGATATGGCTATTAGCTCAGGAGAGTCCTACATTAAAGAGTGGTGGGAACAAGCCATGGAAGATGATGCTCAGGAATCTAAAGCAGAACGCTTTGAAGTCCTTGAGTTCTGGGGTAATGTAGATACAGAAGTTCTTGAAGCATATGATGTAGATATTCCTTCTGAGTTAGCTGACATGGATCAAGTAAGTGCAAACATCTGGGTATGTAATGATAAGGTATTGCGTTTGGTTATGAACCCATTCACTCCTTCTATCATTCCTTATTATGCAGTAC